CGCTGGTCGCCGGCGGCGTGTTTTTCCTCGATCTTCGAGGCGTCCTGGATGACCGGCGTCGAGACGTAGGCGCGTTTCCAGGTGCCCGAGGCCTTGAACGATTTTTGCCCGCGGGCGACCAGCGAGAGCGGATCGCCCTGGCCGTCGAGGTCATCCTCGTATTCGTCGACCTCGTCGCACAGCGCCTTCTTCGCCGTCAGCATGCGCAGGTTTGCCGGCGAGGAGGCGAGCAGCAGCGACAACGAGCCGCGCGGAAATCTCTTTTCGTAGGTGGTCGAGCCGGCGGCCGAGCGCGACGACTGCGGATAGACCTTGTCGCGGAGCGGCGCGGTCAGTTCGATCATGCGGCCGAGCTTGATCGAATTGAACTTGCGCAGCGCCACGTCGGTGGGCTGCACCACCACCATGTCGCAAGGGTCGCGGTCGATCGAATGGCCAATGGCGCATAAGAGCATGGTGGTGAAGGCGGTCTGTCCCGACTTCATCACCGCGATTTCGTTGACCGGCGCGTCCGGCCCGAGCATGTCCAGCGGCTCGACAATGTGCGGCGTGCGGCGCAGGTCGATCTTCTCGCCGGCATATTCGCCGTCCGGCAGCACCGCAAATTCGGCCGCCCAGGCCGATGGCGCGATCGGCGCCGCCGGCGCGAAGTGGGCGGCGAGCGTGCCGCCGACGATGGCGCGCGCCGAGTGGATGTATTCGAGCCTCATGGCGCCTGGTCGGCCTGGTCCGCCTCGTCCGGCAGATCCGCGGCGAGCGGTCCGGCGGCTTCCTCGGCTTTGCCCTGTGTCTCGAGCTTGGCGAAGGCCTCGGCCAGGCCGGTGCGCAATTCGAAGGCGATTGTCTTGAGCAGTGCGCGGGCGCCGGCTTCGCCGTTGGCGCCGACGGCTTCCGTCAGATCCGCGGAGCGCAGCGGCAACCGGTCGATTAGCTGCACCGCCGCGTCGCCCGCGGCGCGCAAGGCGGCGATGACATCGGCGATCGGCACGATCAGGCCGCGGCGCTCGGCGAGGTCGAGCTTCTTCAGCTCGGCCTCGTAATGGATTTTCTGCAGCTGCGCGCCACTGAGCGTCGGCTCGGCGCCGGACGGCGCCGCCGTTGCGCCGGGCTGCGGCTTTGTTGCGCCCGCGGGCGACTCCGGCGCGCGGAAGTGGCGCGCGGTGGCGGCCGCCTGCACCTTCACCGGGTCGGCGATCTCGCCGAGCGCGCGGGCGAACGCGGCCGGGTCGATCAGCTTCTCGCCGCGCTCGCCTTCACGCGTCTCGAGCTTGCCGGCGGCGACCAGCTTTTTGACCTGGCGCGAGATCAGCGCCTTGTCGCGTTTCCGCGTCCGCGCCAATTCCGACAGCGACAAGAGCTGCGGCGCAGCGGCGGCCGTCGCCGGTCCAGCGACTGTCACCGTTGACACCGTTGACCGTTGACCCAGGATTTTTAGAGATCAGCTAGGGCTTTTTCGAGCTGCCGCGCCAGCGCGGGGGTACCCCGCCAGGAAGGACCCGCCGCCCTCGGCCGGTTGCGCCGCCGGCGGGGCGACCATCCGGCCGCGGATGTGGTTCCGGTAGCGGGCATCAGCCGCGCGGAGCGAAGCCGGAGAGCAAGGCGCCGAGCTCGCGCTCGGCCGCGACGGGCAGCTCGGCGGCGACGGTCGACTCGAAGGTCGCCTTCACATCATCCTTGAGCAGCTCGCGGGGAATGGCAGGCCCGAATAGCTCTCTGATTGGCAATCGGCCGACACGCGACCCTCCGTGCACTTCACGGACGAAGACATGGCCGCCGAGGGAGGGGGATATAAATGCCTGCTTAAACACGCGCCGCGTGCCCCACGGCGCCGCCGAGACGCCGTCCTTGCGCTGGCGCGCCGAAAATGCCGAGAGCGGCAGGAAGCCGCCGAAGCCGACGATGCGATAGGCCAGCTCGCCATAATTGGCGCGCCTGATCTTCAGCGCGCGCCGCACCGTGCCGTACTTCGCGCCGGTTTGCTTGACCAGCGCGCGCACGACCTTGGTGCGCGCCTTGTCGCCGACGCGATTGATCGCGCGGCGTATGACATGCGGCGCCTGGTTGCCGACCGTGCGCAATCGCTGCGCCATTTCCTCGAAGTCGGCGCGGACGTCGAGCGTGAACAGTCCGAAATCGTGCGAAGTCTTCACCGCCGCGCCGCCATCCTGTGCGCCAGCGCTACGCGTGCGAGCTGCGCCCGCTGCGCGATCGCGCGCGCATCTTCCAGCGCCGATCGGCCGACAAACGCGACTTCGCGCTTGACCGTTTCGACATCGCCGCGGAATGCGGCGCCGGCGGCGATGACGATCGCCTGTTTGCGTTCGGCGCAGCCGCAGCCCATTAGAGAAAATCCTTCCCGGCGTGATCCTTGAACAGCCCGGCGCGGCGGTCATAGGTACGAAGCGTATCGACGTCGCGATGGCGGGTGACACGCATCACCGAGAAGAAGTCGGCGCCGCGCTCGAGCGCCGAGGTAACAAACCCCGCGCGCATCGAATGTCCGGAATAGATCGCGTCATCAAATCCGGCGGCCGCCGCGTAATGCTTGACGATTGTCGCCACCGAGCGGTCGGTGAGCCGGCTACCGATTCGACCGCCTTTGTCGATTGAGCGGAAGACGGGGCCCTCGGCGATCACCGCGGCCTCGAGCCAGGCGCGCAGCGCCGCGACCGGCTTGAGCTTGCGGCCGTTCGGCACGGCGACGAAGGCGCCTTCGCCGTCCTGGTCGGTTTTCGAGGCGCGGATGGCGACGATGACGCCGCGATCGGTGAATTCGAGATCAGTGACGTCGAGGGCGACGAGCTCGCTCCGGCGCAGCGCCGCGGCAAATCCCAGCAGCATCAGCGCGCGGTCGCGAAGGGGGCGCAGGTTTTTCGCGTTAACATCTTCGTTAAACTGAGCGGAATGCTTGCTCAGCATCGCGCTCAAAGTCTGCGCCGTCGCCGGCGCCTTGCGCGTCACGGCGACACCGATCTTGCGGCGGATGCCCGAGAGCACCGCGCGGACCGTCTCAGCATCGCTGGGCGGGACTAAGCCTTTGAGTTTGTGAGCATACGCTATCGCAGCCAGGCGCCGCCTGATCGTCGAGACTTTTTTCCCGGCGTCGGCAAGCTGCGCGAGGTAAGTAGCGAGAGTCGTCGGCGCCGCTGGCAGCGGACATAGGCCAAGGCCGTCGCACCATCGGGCGAAATCCGCCCAATCAGCACGATAAGCGCGTCGCGTGGCCTCAGATTTGGAAGCTGCGGCATAATTAGTCGCCGATCGCAGCGCTTCGGCGAGCGCCGGCGCCGGATTGGTTGATCGCCGAGCCAGTACGTCCGTGGTCTCGGCGATCGGGACCGGCCGATCGGTGACGACCGGCAGATCCTTATCGTTCATGTTGGGGTTAACCCCAAATCAAGTTGGGGTTGACCCCCCAGATCGAGGACGACCGGCAGATCCGCATGGGCCACTTACCCCGGCTCAGGCCGTCGTACGGCCGTAAGTAGGAGCTGGCGCGAAGTACCGCGGCTCGATCAGCAATTCCGCACTTGTGCGCTCATAGCTGCCGCTACCGTCCATTTGATGCCCCACGGCTCTCACATACAAAAAACGATCATCCGTATCATCGGAAAGGGCCATGATTCCGGCGAGCAAAACCTCCCGAACAACATTCGGCAGGCCGGGGTCTTTCATGACCGTGCGCCGGGCCGATTCTTTGGTGCGGAAGGAGCCTTCAAACGCGTAACTCATGAAACCTCCGATAAAAATTCGCTGTTAACTTATATGTCAACAGTGACCGTTGATTGGTTCCGAGAAGCGGCCGTTATCGGAAGCAAAAAGACCGCATTTCCTCGGCCGCGATCGCGAAAATGCCCTGCAGCACGGCGAAGCAGGCGGTGACCCAGAGCACTATCATGTTTGTTTGTCCGCGAGCATCCGTCGCCGCTGGATCGGAATGATGCGGCCTTTGCTGCAGATCGCGGCGATTCCGCTGTCGCGCTGCGGCGATCTAAAAGACGTCGGCGACGTCGATTGAAAGCCCATGCGCCTTTGCAGGCCGAGGACAAATTGATCGAGCGCGTCTTTTTGTTCGAGAAATAGCCCCGGCCGCTGATTGAGCGGCGGCGACAGAAAATGGATCATGTTGCGCAACTCGTCGAGCGCACGCTCGATCTCGGACGCGGTGAGCACTTTTGTGGCGACGCGCGTCACACGGGCCGGCTCCCCATCAAAAAACGCGAAACCCGCCGCGGCGCGTCGGCGCCGGGCGGGCTCAGAACCTTTTTCAGGCCTCGCTACGTTGTCAAGCTTTTGCCCCCGAGTCAAATCGTCCATGGCCGCTTTGAATCCTTTGC